TTACTACTTCTGTTTTTGTTTTTTTAAAATTCATTAGTGTATCGTCGGTTTTACAAGTTCAATAAGATCAAGACCACCCTGATCAAATAATTTTTGAGCTTCTTTTGCATCAAGCTGTTCATAAAAAATAACTCTTGAGGCAGCCATCATAGCACCAGCCAAAAGTATACTATCTTCAGGTGTTTTACTATCATTTTTTGCAAAATGCATAAGTTTGTCAAAATATTCTGCTAATTTTATCTCTGCGTTCATCATTTTTATTGTTTTTGTTTATCTAAATTAACATTTGCACGCAATTGTGCAATATCTTCATTAGAATCTATTTTATCTTGCGCTATTTTTGCTTGTTGGTCAAGTTTTGCAGCGTCAAGTTCTAATTTTTGACTATCATTTTGTGCTTTTCGTTGAATATCTTGTGCTCTAAGCTGTAATTCTTGCTCTTTTAAAGAAATTAGTGGGTCTTGGCCCTGTGGTTGCATAGCTTGTTGCTCTTCTATAAACATTTCGCTTATAAAATTACTAACTTGGTCAGCAACTTGCACCTCAACTTGCTTTTGAAACTCCATTTGTAGCTCTGGTGGTATCTGACCACCGTATTTTTGTGCTTCTTGTTCTATAACTTGGTTCATTTGTGCCTCAACTTGCTCTCTAGCTAACAAAGAAACATGCTCCATGACGTGAGCTTGTAGTAAAGTGCTAGCTTGTGGGTTAGATCTAACCAATAATGATGACATAAATACTCTGTGTGCCTCAATATGTTGTTGATGTGCTTGTCCTCTAAACGCAATTAGCTTCTTACCCATCAATGCATCTGAATTTTCTAGTCCAGGATCTTTAGGCGCGTCTGGTTTTGGCACTGGTAGTATTGCATCAATATCTTTTACACCTAAAGCTTGATACATTCTTTTGTAAGCCTCATACAAATTATGTTGATTTGGATCAGATTGTGCCATTTGTAGTTGTGTTTGTGCAAGCGTTACACGTTGTGACATTGAAAATATATTAGGATCAGATACAGGAATGATATCTATACGTTCATCGAAGTCGCTAGACTTAATACTAGGAACTGCATTTTGTCCAACGCCATATGGATACATTGGTGAATAGAAATCTTTAAACACCTTTGCTAATAAATTAAATTCAATCTTTTGTGCGTAATGTAATCTTTTATGTATTGCACTCATAACTCTTGATCCACGCTCAATAAGTGCCATTGTAGTTCCTACAGGTGCATTAGCAGCAACACTGTCACCAATCTTTTGATCAGCGATTGTGGCAAATCTTTGACCAGCCTGAACAACAAATCCTAGTAATTGAAATAATGTTGCGTCTGCACCTTTATACGGTAAAGGCATTAGACCTGCACGTAGATCACCACTCGGTGCGTCTACATCTCTAAACTCACCAGGTTGTATTGGATTATCATCATCACGAATACGAAGTCCTCTTGCTTTAAAACCTGCAGGTAAATTAGCCAATGTTCCTGCGTCTAGTAATTGTCTTAGCGCTGCTGTGGCAGTTCTAGATAAACCACCGAGCATGTGTATTAAACCAAAGCCATAAAAGCCTAGGCCTGGTAAAAACTTATAATGTACAAAATATTGTTTCTTTTTCTTTAATGTGTCTTTCTCATCATAGTTTCTATAGATAGATAAAACTTTTTGTGAGCCCTCATCAATAGTTACGATGTATGGTAATTTAATTCCATCGTCATCTTCAAAACCTGGTAAGTCAAGTTCACAGTGTATCTCTAACAAAGTATAATTATCATTACTATAATTACTACCAGTTGGTCTAACACCATCTAACTTGTTTACTGCTTCTTGAATTTGACTGTTGGGTTCTTCGGTTTGTTCTTTTATTTCCACATCACTGTAAAAACCTTGAACTTGTAATTTTCTTATTTCGTTTTCATTTCTTCTAAGTACATGTGTGATTCTCTCAGCACTTGCAAGATCTGTTGCAGTGTATGGTACAACCACATCTTCACTTGGTACAAATTTAGACACAGCTCTGTCTAAGGTAGAATCAAAATAAATTTTTTTAAATGACGATCCTGAAAGAGGTAAGTAAAAAAGCATTTGATCTAAGTCAGGATCAAAATCTTCCATAACGTGCATAATTTGATAATTCATAAACTCTTGCACACGCTGTGCTTGTTCCTCTTTTTGTGAATCTGATGATCCAATTATTTGAGTTCTTACAGGTCCATTAGCTGGTAATAATTCTTTATAAGCTTGTGCTTGAAACTGTGTGACTGTCTCTGATAAGAGCGGGTGTGTAACGCCACTTGCACCTTGAAAAGGCTGTGATCTATCTTCGTAATTAAAACCTAATAGTTTTAAACCTTTAGAGTATGCATCATGCCATTCTTCTCTTGACGACTTATCCTCTTTGTAATCATTAATTAAGTCAGATGATATCATATTAAGATCGTCATCAGACAACAACTCTGCTAAGTTTTGGTCAAATTCATTTTCAGGCTCTTCCATAATCGGATTAACGATAGCGCCTCCGTCATCTGTTAGCTCAACATTTTCAACTGTCAGTGACTCATCTGGCGTTTCAATTGTAATTGATTCTGACTCTACACCAGTAGGTTCACCTGTAATTCTTTTTTCTACGACCATTAAGCTACCTCAAATATATTAATCATTTCAACAAGTCCACCTCTGGCTTTGTGAGTTTTGTATGGTTCTAGCATTTCTTCTGTAATTTTAATAGCAAAAGATGGTGTTGTATTTTTCATGTCAGGCACTCTTATAGCTTCAACATTGTAATTTGGGTTATTAAGTCTAATCGTTTGCACTTGTCTTGGGTCAGTTAAAGTTGCCACCATGTTGCCATTCTGATCCGTAATTCTATAAATATCCGAGCCACCAGACTTAGTTTGCACATTTAATACTATCATTTCCGAGTTATTAGACTTTGCCTGTGTTTTTAAAATTTTTTCTATGGTTGATGTGTAATGTTTACCTTTTTCATCTACAGCGTTAGGTCCGCCGTAAAACTCAGACATACCAATACCTCGATACTTTGATTTTATAAATTCGCCTCTTTCCGTAAATGCTTTTATTTGATCTGCTTTGTCCGCAGCTCTATCTGCTGCAGACGTGGCTGTATTACCTTTAAAACTATATCTATTTATTACAAAAGTATCAGGAGTTACCGCATAATAATCAGGAACATCAGGATCTTTCAGCACAAACTTACGATAAGCTAATTCAAATAAATCTTTTTTAATTAAAGCATCTGCCCACTCCTCACGTTTTTTAAACGGCAGGTCAGGAAACAATCCTTCATAAGTGCTCTGATCAACTGTAATTAAATCATTAATCATTTCATCTATCTGATCATTCAATAAACTTTTAACTCTAGCTATCTCTGTGTCAGATATTTCTCTTGTCTCTACAAATCTATTAATAATATCATCAACCTCAGCATCTACCTTAGCCAAAGAATCTGCAAAAATATCTACCTCAGTTTGTGATTTTTTTAGTGGTCTAAATACTGATTTGTTCTGTTCAAAAAATTCTAAAGCTGCATTACCAACTCTGTCAAGTTCAGGTAAGGTTGTTGACTCTCTACCCTCCTCTTGTAATTTTCTAAGCGTAGCTAATAATTTTTGTTTTCTACCCGCAGCAGCCTGCATGATGTCAGATTGTATCTCATCTGCAAACTGAACCTTTACAACATTACTTGCATCCACTGTTGATGCTTTTGTAATTTGTGTATCAAGATCTCTTACTTTTACAATGAGGTCATCTATTTGATCTAATAAACCAGGGCTAATTTCAGCGAGTGTGTCGCCATATTGAGTAAGCATTTGCTCTAAAGATAGTTCGTTAATTACGTCAAGATCGGCTTGATTCAATCCTCTTCTTACACCCTCTCTATTTAATTTATTTATCGCCTCAGCATATAACCCTGCGACCTGTCTTTGTGCTCTTTCTCTTTCACGAGTAAGACCAGGTATTTTAGATTTACCTGCTGGTGCATCCAACTTAGTTGGCAACAGAGCTCTTCTTTCAGATAGTCTTGTCCATCCTACTATGTAATTATTATCACTGCCGCCAGGTATGCCAAAACCATGATTTTGAATATCTTCACCTGAAAAAATTGCCCTTGGCTGCACCGATGTATCACCTGGTAACTTATCCATCGGTATATACAAAATACGTTCTGATGTAGTGCCTGGTATAAATCCATCAGCTCTATAACCCTCGTAAGCTACATTTACTTTTTCACCAGATGGATTAATAATTTCAGATCCTTTACCTGTTGCGTGTACGTGCATGCCTCTGACTGGTGCAGATCTAATTTGTCTTATGACAGCATCTTTAGGTATTGGTGTAACTTCATCAAAAGCTTTTAACAAATTGTTGATACCGTAATCTTCTAGCTCTGTTTTTTTAATTCTATTTTTTGCAAAGAAATCAATGAGTGCTTGTTTATTAGGAAATATTACAGGCGTGTCTGGTCTTTGTAATACTTTTTCTGCATCAGAATAAAAAACTCCTGTTAATGGCTGATTAGTTTTTGGTGTTGTAGCTACATCTGTTGAGCTACCTAGATCAACTTTTTGATTATCTTCAGGAGTTGGATCAAAGAAGTCTTGCTCTCTATTTAATTTTTCTTGCTCTAAACTTTGTAATTGTTTCTTTGTAGGATTATCTAATGCCTCTTTTGGTGTAGGTATAGGCGCTGTTTCGTTTACAGGTGGTTTCGTAAATAATTTAAAGAAAGGTAGTTTTAGGTTTGCTTCTTGTACCTCACCAGTAAAAATGTTTTCGATTGGCGGTACGTCAAATACTTTTTCTTGTGGTGCCTCGCTTACACGTTGTACTCGCATTGGTTCTGCCTCGTCTGGTTTCTCTTCACCAAAACGTCTAACAGTGCCCCTAGCGGCATCACCAAACTCAATACTTATTTTTGGAAATATAGTTCCTTGTTCTTCTTCATCAAAAATATTCATGTCTTCTGTTATTAATCCACCTCTTTGCATTTGAGCAACGCCTAATTGTCTAGCGCTATCATTTAAAATATCAATGGCTTTCATAACATTTTCTATTTCTTCATCAGTAATATTATAAGCTTCTTGTAATAATTCTCTTTCTCTACTGTTTGGAGCTTCCATTAAATCAAATAATTTTTCTTCTAAACTTTTATGTTTTCCAATTGTAAACTCATCAATTGTAGTTTCTGCGCCAATGTTTTCTAATTTTGCACTAATCTTATCTATAGATGACATGTTACCTGTTTCTCTAAATTTTTTTACAGCAGCTCTGGCCTCTGCTTCTATGCCAGGTTGTGTTAAAGCATTAAGGTGTGATATATCCAAATAAAATGTTCCAGGTATCATACCTGCTCCTTCTAATCCTTTTGGCAAGGTATCTCCTATCCTACTTGTTTCAAAGGTGTGTGCAATTTGTATGCTACTTGTTCCAGGCTTCATACCCTCATCAACAGGAAATCTTTTATTAAGAAAAGGAGTTACCAATTCTTGCACTTGTTCTCTTACTTTATCAAAGTATGCAAAGTTTTGAAAGTCTCTAAATTGTGTTGAAGTCGGATCAAGAAGAGCTTGTATGTCCAAATCAAATTTTTCCATGAATGCTCCAAAATCTTTGTTTACTGGTTTTCTTGTTTCAGGTGAACTTTCTCGTATGAAATTTAGATATCTTTTGATTTTATTAGCTTTGTCTACTTTTAAATGATAAAAATTACGGTCTAAGTCAGGCATGTTTTTAACTAAGTTTTGAAAAGTATCATTGCCTGTAAGATAAGTTCTAAATTCTGAAGTAAGAATAGATCTAGGTTTTTTATTATCACCGACCGCTAAAAATTTGTCAATTTTTGCAATTTCGTCCTTGTTATAAACTCTACCAGGTTCTATTTTTGTTTTATCAAATTTACCAAAGCCTTTACTTTTATTATAAAACTGCATCATGTCATTTAGTTGTCTTAAATAATTATAATCCGTAGAAGCTGGGTCAGATATTAAATCAGGGTATTTAGATGTTTTGTGGTTTTCTAAGAAAGCCTCTGAAAAAGCCAAACGCAAATTTTCTAGTTTACTTGAGTCAAAGTTTTCTGCATCTATTTTAGTTTCATAAGCTTCATAAATACCCTGCCTGTTTTCCTCAGCATTTGTTATTGTAGGATTTGTTTCAACTTTAAATTTTTTAGTTTTTGTAACTCCGAGTTTCATATTAGGAGTTTGTCTAAAAACATTATCTTTATCTCTTCCCACGTATCGTGGTATACCTTGTTTATCTGTGAAAAAATATTTTTCAATATTCTCTGGATTCTTAGTCATCTCTTTAAAAATTTCTTCGGTGGACATGTTTGCATAATTCTCTCTTAACCAATCATCACCAGCCTCTGTAAAAATTTTTCCAGTAGGGCCTACGTTTCTTTTTTTTGTTAATCCTTTCTTAACTGACTCTTCAAGCATTTCGTCAAAGTTTTCATATTTATTTCGCATGTTTTTTAAATATGAAGATGTCATTTTACCTTTAGTCATTGCATAATCGTATGCTTTAGAAAACTCTTCTAAATTTTTTTTCTTTATAACTGGTGCAGGATCT